ACGCCCAAGCATCACTCACGCTCCATAACAATACCAAAAAGGACAAGACCAAAGCCGGCAACGATGACGCCAGCGGGGATGAAAATTAAGGCTGCACCAAGTGCAATGGAGGCAATGCCAGCAACCTGCAAAACGTTTGCGATCATTGGTGCTCCTTAATAAAAGTTGACATCGGGTGCGGCTGGTTCGTGTTCATGCACCCAGGTTGCGCGATCAAACGCCATCACAAATGCGACCGCTGCGTCAATCTTGCGCGGTGAGTTGCGGTGCTCTTTGGTTATGCGAGGGCCAAGCCGGTCAGTTTTCACAACGCAGTTGTTGAGATGTCGCACAAGTGTTGGGTTGTGATCATGCCGCACATTGCCACTCATCACAGCGTCGTAAGTCTTTGCCGTTGCCGGCACCATGCGCGCCGGACTGCTTGAGTTGTATTCAACAATGGGCAGGCCTGCCGCTGCAAGTTCCTGCATGGAACGCTGCCAGCGGAAAGGGTCACACACAACCTCAGTGACATTGAAGTCGCGGCAAGTATCCATGATGGTTGCCTCGACTTGTGCAATGTCAACACGCCAGTCATCAGTGTCAGTTGGTTGCTTTTCCCACGATTTGATCAGCCAAGCTGTTGGCTTAGATTCCACCGTGACGCCAACGAGGGCAGTGGAGTCGCCAGAGAACGAACCATCAAAACCAACGATGATGGGCACGGTGTGGTCAGGTGGTTCACCTTTGGGTAAGTTATCCCACGCGCCAGAGGGCAGCCACGCTGTCTGCGCGTTCACCCATTGATTCATTCGCTTCGTGCGAAACTCGTTTTCAGGTGTGCGCTTCACGGCGCTTTCAAAGTCCTCAGGGTCTTGCAAGTCACCAAAGCCAGGGTTAGCAGCAAGCCACGATTTCTTTTCACGGTGATCATCAATGTCTTTGGATTGCCACCACGCCATAAAAAATGAGGGGTCATCGACTTCACCGCTGGCAACCTTTTCGCCGTATTGATAAAGCCGGTAACAGGTTGAGTCTTGGCCGGTGCTGTCACCTTTGACGCCGGCGGTGGTGATGCCCAGGGTGAGTGAATCAACACGCGCGGCCTGCGCCAGCGACATCACGTTCCACAGTTCATCATTGGGCGCGGCATGCAGTTCGTCATACAACACCAAGGTTGGTGACAAACCTTCCTTGGTGAAGGCCTCAGATGACAGGACGCGGTAAACGCTGCCGGTGCTCGGCACTTCAATGGCGTCCCGATAAGTCTTTGTGATCGCTGCCAATTCCGGCGAGTTTTCCACCATGGACTTGGCACTACCAAACACGATGCGCGCCTGGTCGCGATCCGCTGCGCAGCTGTACACTTCACCGCCGCGCGGCCCCATGATCAAACCATGCAAGGCGATGCCTGAACCAATGGCTGACTTGCCGTTTTTGCGAGCAAGGCCAACCAAGGCGGTGCGGTGCTTCAACCGTCCATCAGGACGGCGGGCGAATAGATACGACAACAAGTCACGCTGCCAGGGGCGCATGATCAAAGGTTGCCCGGCGTTGCCGCCAATAGAATCTTTGACCTGGGGACACATCTGTTCAATGAAGTCAGTGACAAGTGCGCCATCACCACGCTTGCGATCAGCGGCAGGGACGGCGGTCAGCAGCGCAGGTGGCCAACCTTTTGTTGCCATTATCGTTGCGCAGCCCTAGCCTGCAACGCCTCAAGTTTAGACAAGCCACGAACTTCAGCGACACCCATCCGAGTGCGATCAACAGGAGTGAATCCTAGAGCTGACAGCATTGACTTGATCTGGTCGTCAATGTTGCGCAGCGCAATCCGGTCACGCCATTCGCCTTCACCCGATAAAACATAAGCGCGCAGGCCAAGGCGTTCGTCCATTGTCTCGGCAAGCATCTGCACAATTTCAATGTCAGTGTTTGGCGATAACCACACGGCGCCTTCAGACCAGACCCGATTCCACAAGCGTTGACCTTCATTCATCAAAGGCCGCAGCGTTGGTGGGATGCCATCGGCGGCAGGCAACGCAATCAAGGTGCCCACTTTTGGCAATGGTTTTTGACCTGGGTTTCCCGTTCGTCTTTTTTGCTCAATTGGTTTTGGCGGTGGCCCAGGCATCGTTTTCTCCATCGTCTAGCAAAAGTTCTATCTATCTGATGTATACGCAAGACTAATATTCGGGTAGATCGCCTCACAACTTGGCCAGTTACGCCCCACCCTGGGGTTTGTTTCCCCTACCCCTTTTGATATTGCAACTCCGATGAGCAGGCAACAGAGGCGAATCAATCTCGCCAGCAACCACATGGTCGGCCTGCCAGGGGTCATTGGGTCGTGCTGTCTCTCCACAAATCCAACAATGGGTGGCAGCCTGCCGTACCGCCTTGGCCCGCTTGCGATAGTCACCAGAATAATGTTGACGTTTGCTTTGATCACGGTTTGCTTCAATGCGTTGACCATGTTGCAATCGGCACGGTTCGCACCTAGTGCGGTTGGTCGTTAACTTCCCACACTCAAGGCATGGTCGGCGTACGCCAGTAATCATCAGTCAGTTGTGGCGTCAGCCTTGCGAGTCTCAGCGGGCTTAATGATCCGCTGCTCAACTTCACTATCCCCCGCCACTAACCGGGCAATGGCATCAACAATTCCTGGAGTTACGTCATGGACTATGCCCGAGGATGGTGCGCCGGTGATGTTATCAATGGCGGCTTGAATGTCTGCGCGGGTGATGTCAGCCATTGTTATTGCTCCGATTCTTTGCGTTGATCTAATACGGCGTCAAGGTATGCGCGCCAAGCTGCGCCGCGTTCGTCCACGGGGACTTGGTTAAGGTAAGTCAATGCCTCATCAATGTCGCTCAATGTGTCCATGACCTGTTCCATCAAATGAGTTTGGCGCCATTGGTAAGGGGAACAAACCAACGACGCCAAAGTTTTTATGAGTGTGTGACCGATGTGGCCAGCATGAATGTTGCGACTGTTGCAACGTAGCACAATATAGCGGAAGTGCTGCCGGTTTGTCTACGGGGGGTCGGTTATGCCGTGCTGATGTGCCCACAGGTGCGCGACGTAGTCTGTGGCGTCGCCGTCTAGTTCCATCTTGACACGCTGGCGCCAGCGGCCTTGCGTGATGAATGTGACGGTAACAATGGGGATCAAGGTATGACAGGCGGGGCAGTATGCCGTCACAATTCGATGATCGGTTTTGGTCACGCCGTCAGCCCGGTGATGTCGTATCTGCCGCGTTCGCGTTTGATCTTGCCGGCTTTAGCCCATTGGCGCAGTGTGCGTTCGGATACGCCAAGGTATTGGCTGGCGGCCTCGGCGTCAACGTAGATGCCGCCGTTGGTGGTGGCGGCGCCAACGTACAACAGGCGACCAACGCGCCAGTGTGTCTTGCAGCCGGGGCAGCTGACGAGGTTCTCTAGGTCAACGTCGGTGATCTTGATGGGCTTGCCGCAGGTGGCGATGCCGTCGGAGGTGTCAACGTCTGCGGGGCAGGGGATCACCCATGAGTTGGGTGGGGTTTCGTTGGCGCCTTCTCGCATTGCGGCCCATTGTTGCCGTAGCTCGCCAGCAAACAGGTCAATGGCTGGGTGGTCGGTGCAGGCGCGGTTGAGCCAAGTTTGCAAGAAATCGCAGATGTGCGCCAATAGTTCAGCATTGGGCACGGTCTCGGTCGCCACGCCGTATTGCACCAAGTTGTAGGTTTCGCGCCAGTCTCGCACCCAGTTCTCGAGCACGGCGGTGGCGTTATAGCCACAGGACGCTTCTAAAGCGGCCATAGACAACCCAAACCCCCGTTCGGTTCCCCTGCTACCACCCTGCCTTGGTTGTAGCCTCTGTGACGCTAAGGCGGCGTATTTCGGCATCTCTGCGAGTTGGTTGCGCATTGTTGATTCACACCGCCCACAGGTCATGGATTCCGTTGACCGATGGCATATCAGACATTCACCCAGGTTGTTGATCAAAACGTCACTTCCTCATCGTTGGCGATTGGTCGCGGTTTCGGTTTCGGTGGCGCAACCAAGTGCGCCGGAGTCGCGTTGGCACAGTCATGTTCACGGTGCATGGTCAGGTGCTCGCCATGGGCGATGACTTCACTGGGGCTTCGGCGCAGGATTTCACTGCGAGAGTTGGTGGCAAAGACTTTGACGCCGGCCACGATCATCAGCAGTTCACCATCGCGGGTCAGCGGTTCGGCATCAATGACAACAGAAAACGCGGCGGCGCTGGCATCTAGTCCTGCGAGCACCAACCGGCGACATCTGCCGCAGGGTTTTGGGGACGGTTTTGCCGGCGCTTTGTAGGTGGTGGATCTGACCATGATCACAGCCCTAATTCCTGTGTAAATGTCATTTGGGGAATTGGGCGGGGAATCGTAAATCCCCCGATTCCTAATTCCTCCCACCCCCTAAGGGGGGATGGAGAGGAATTGATCTGGGCCTTCGCAGCTTCTCGGATTCCTCTGCTGAGGAATTGGAGAGGAATTGGGAGGCTATGTCTAATCATCCACATCATCGCCTAAATGGTCGTATTCGTGGAGCTTCCATCTGCCGTCAATCTTGGTGATCAGGCCATCAAATTCAAGGCCTTCAAAGGTCGGTTTCTGGTAGTTGCTGCCGATGGCGTGGCCTTGATTCTTGAGCAGGGCGATGACTTCTTTCTGCATCATGGGCACCGCCGATTCACCCAACACACGCAGCACGGCGTCCCTGTGGTTGCCTGCGGTGCTGTTTTGGGCTGCCTTGGCATCGTAGATATTGAATCCAACGCTGACATCCCCACTGACGGCATCACTGTCAAGGATCACGGTGCCAAGGTTCCGGGCGTCGCTGGCGTATCCTCTGACGTGCCCGGCGCGGTCTTTGTCCACGCTGAGGGCCAACCTGCCAGTGTTTCCCCGTCCGAATGGCTCAAGGACATGCACCGCTAGGGTGCAGCCCGTGGTCATGGCTCGCTTGGCTTGAGCGCCGATGCCGCCTTTGCCCCTGGCATCCTTTGACTTAGGCACATGATCCACATAGACAAGGCACACGCCGGTGGCGGCCACGGGCTTGAGTAGCAGCTGCGAAAAGGTCGTGGCGTCATTGTTGCTGTTGATGTCTAGACCTAACACGTTCATGGCGGCGTTGAACCCGTCGAGCACCGCCAAGTGTGGTTCTAAGGCGTGCAGGGTTTCGGCTAGGTCGAGTTTCGCCATCGTCCCAAATCCTTCATCGGGTGACATATACGACAGCCCGGCAAAGTCGGTGACGCCTAGGGACTTGAGCCTGCTGACAATGCCGGGGGCGGCGTCCTCAAAGTCCATGTATAGGACGCGCTGGCCGCGTGATAAGGCTTGCGTTACCGCCTGCAACGCAATCCACGTCTTGCCTGACTCTGACTCCCCGATGATGCCGTTGACCTTGCCGGCGTAGAACAGCGGCTGCCCATCGGTAAACGTCAGGAACTCGGGCGCCGATTCGGTGACCTCGCCACGCAGGACGGGATCTAGGTCTATCGGCCACCAGGTTGTGCGCTGGGTGATCGCTTCCACATAATCGGCAGGCAGGTCGCCCGCCTCACCTTTTGGGAGTTGCGCCAGCCACGCATCGGTTGCGGCATTGGTGTCTTGTGGTGGGCCGATGGGCTGTTTGATGCCTTGCGCCAACATCAGGTCAATCATTTCGGGGATGCGGCCCACTTCACCGGCGTCGAGGCCAGCGTGACGTGCAGCTCCCTCAAGGGCGTAAGTCCCCACATCGTGGGCAATTAGGCCGCCGGCGATGCCTCGAGCAATCTTTGGCACCGCCTCTGTTGCCAAGGCCATCCACCTGCCGCCTTCACCGGCTTCGAGGACAGCGTTGCAGGCGCTGGCAATGACTGCATCACGATACTTGGTCACGTTGTCGTTATTAGTTATTGGCGATGTCATGGGTGGCAAAGGCCGAATCGGCACCACCGGCGCCGGCTCAGTGTCCAACTCTGCCAGCCACGCCGCCAGCGGTATCTTGCCGTGAATTGTGCCGGTGATCTCTGTTAGGTAAGTGTAGGTGCCGCCACTGACATGCCGCGATGGTGGGGCGACAACGTAACCGCCGGCGCCCTTGACCTCAATTTTGTTGGGCAGCCCATGTTTGCCTGACGGTATCGTTTTGTTGCCGCCGGGTGTGCAGTAAATGTGCAGGCCACCATCACCACGCCCTGTCAGGACTGTGGCAACATGTTCAGGTGCGCCCATCTCCTCAATTAGCGCCTGATAGGCAGGGATGGCGCCGTCAACGTCAATGACATCGATTTCGCCACCCGTCACCAAACCGATGTTGGCTTGCGGGTTTTGCCACCACCACACGCGGATCAGGTGGGCATCGGTGGTGGCGTCTTTCAGCCCATTCTTGGTCAGCGGGTGTTTCGCCGGGCTGCTACATTCCGCGCCCCTAGGACACGCGCAGATGGCGCCGTTAGGCCACCACAACGGGATGATCCCGATGCCAAGATCGGCAAGGTGCAGGGCGCTGGCAAGTAGCTCGTTGTGAATCGTTGCAGGATTAGTCATCAAAACATTACCGTCTCAATTGGTTTGGTGATCCGGTCAAGGATCAAGGGCAGGTATTCGTCAGTCATTTCAATGGCGATGCATTTGAAGCCTTCAATGATGCAAGCCTCGGCGGTGGTGCCGCTGCCGGCGAACGGCTCCAACACGGTGCCGCCAGGGGGCGTCACAAGTCGCACCAAGTAGCGCATCAAGTCCAGAGGTTTGACGGTGGGATGAGCAACGCCGTCAACGTTAGGGCGTTCAGAACTGTTGGCCTTGGCGGTGTAAAAGAAACGTGACGCGCCGCCGCTGTCTGCGTAGGTACTTCCCCCTTTGTAACCGCCGCCAGCAAAGGAGCCACCTTCATACTGCCGACTTTCTTTAGCGTATTTTTCGCCGTAGTTCTTTTTCCATCCATTGCCAGTGTCACCACTCTGCGCGTCTAACGCTGCGGCCTGTGACTCGTCAAGGATCACGTTGGCAGGCCAGCGGCCTGACGCTGAACCAGCCATGACTGACTTGGCTTGCCACGAGTCATCGTTGATTAAGCCGAGTGCGGTGCGGCTAGCAGGGCTTCGGGTGTCGTCAGTCCCAATCCGGCACCCGTCAATGTTGAGCGCCCCCGTGCCGTGCGTCAACACATTCGCCGCCACCGTGCCAATCAGCGGTTTGCGCGCCACAACGATGGGTTCAAATGCAGGCTTGAGCGCGGTGCCCCAGCCCTGCCATTGCTGCGCGGCAGGGGTCGCGGGGGCTGTGATGTCGCGAGTTCCGTCACCCATCACTTGCACAGTTCCTTTGCCCGTTCCAATGCCCGTGGTGCGCTGGCCCACAACCTCACGCTGCGCCCCCACCGCCTTGTCAATCCCTTTGCTCACGTCATGCGACTTCGGGAACCCGTTGCCATACATCCACGCAATCGAGTCGCGCACTTCAAAGCCGGCGTCCTCAATGGAGCTAGCAAGGCGATGCCAGGTGCGGGTGCCACCAAAAGCCAACAGGTGCCCGCCAGGCTTGAGTACGCGCAAGGCCTCACGCCACACCTCGGGCTTGCCCGCAATGCCGTCGGCGCTGTCCCAACCTTTGCCCATGAAATCCAAAAGATATGGCGGGTCAGTGACAACGGCATCAACGCTGGCATCAGGCAACGCGCGCATGACCTCAATGCAGTCGCCGTGGTACAAGGTCACGCGGTCATCGGTGTAGTGAACGGTCACTAAATTCCCCTTCAATAAGTGGCGGCGGTGCCGGCTCACACACGACACCGCCGCCGTTTGTGCTATGCGCTCAGGCCGGATGCCTTCAACAATTCCATTGCTTGCATTTGCTCTGGCGTCAACGACGGCGCGGCAGCGGCAGGCGAAGGCTTGCCACCTTTGACCACGCTGACATCAAAGTGCTTGAGCGTCTTGCCGCCAGCGCGCTTTTCAATGTCAATCAATGTGACCGTCAACGTGTCCCCGACATCGGGGCGCTTCTCTGACAGCTCCGCCTTAAGTCGAACCTGCCCGGCGGTCAGGGCAACCTCGCCATCGGCTGTATCCAACATTATCTTTGGCACAACTTTGCCGTCATCAAAACGGTGTGCATAAACGCCGGTGACTGTGCCGGTAACGGTGTCGCCGATCTCGTTAAATGAAACGTAATCGCTGGCAATGCGCATTTCGGGATCGTCCCAAACTGACATGGTATTTCCTCTCATTCGGTGGGTTGGATTGGATCAACGGTTTTGACGCCGTTGCAAGCCAATGTCATATCTGTAGACATCGGCAAGAAATTGGGGCAGTACAGACAGTGTGTTGGCGTCGTTGGGATCAACGGCAACGCCACCGTGCCCATCTCTGTCATTGCCTTGATTGCATCGAACCGGGCAAAGGTCTGGTCAACCAAGGTTTCGTCATAAGGCTCCGTTATCGAAAAGGCGTCGCGCATCATGCCCGAGCGTGACCAAAACATGATGGCAATGTTCTCAATTTCAATGTCCATCAGGCGCAGCCCCAAGGCGTAGGCATTGAGTTGCACCCGATACTGCGCTGACATTCCCTTGGCCTTGTAGGTTTTCAGCGCCGTTGCGCCAACGACCTTGTGATCAATCACGGTTTTGCTGGGTAGATGCACAAGGTCAGCAGTGCCTTTTGTCCACGGTTCCAACAGCACTTTGACCTCGGTCATGTAGTCAGGGTGCTTTTTGAACGCCCGTTCCAAGTAGTAGTGGACGCTGGTGCCAACGATGGCCGGCCACGGATCGCTGTCCGTGTTGACCGGCTCAACCTCAAGCAGCTTGTACGCCAACCGCCGTGAACACGGTGTGCCGATCTCGCTGGCGCCAATCATGGTTTGTTGTGATCGTGGCGACCATGCAGAATACTCTTTCACCTGTGTGATTAGCGTGGTGGCAACATCAAACGGCGGGTTGTCTTGGCTCAAAGTGTCTTTGAGTTTGCCCATCACACTTCAACGATCGTGAATCGGCGCGACTCTGACGGCTTAGTGCAGGCTGCAACCTGGTCATCGGTCAACAATTCCTTGGCTGCCTTTTGATCAAATCGCTGCGAGATAACGTGCGTCCACTTGATGACAGGCTCACCGCCAATGGTGCCAACCTCGGCGTCAGCCATGTGGTCTTTGATCAGAGCCTCTGCGTGTTCAATCTGTTCATCGATGTCGGCGCGGTCAGCTTTCAACTGCTTCAACGCCCAGACGTAAGTTGTCAGCGTGTCCAACTCAACTTGCTTCATATTGTTCCCCATTCGATTGAAATAAAACGCCGCCCCAAACCCCAGTGGTTTCGCGGCCTTGCTTGCCTACTTCTAAACATTGTGAACGTACTTCACAGCCCTGACATATTTCCACGGCCACCTTGTATTCCTGCGTGTATCTGCTGTGCGGCATGAACAATTCAGGGTCAGAGTTGCGACATGCAGCGCGCAACCGCCAATGCACGTCACGCTTGTCGGTTTCCATGTACCTAATTTGAAACATAACGCTCCTTAATTGCATCAAACATGTCATCCACGCTGACCATGATGGTGTTGAAACTGTCGCCATAATCGGTGAACGCGCCGTGGTCATCGCTGAGCGTCCAACACTCCCAGCTGCCCACGCGAGAGTTGCCAAAGCCTTGGCGCTGCACGAACAAGAAACCATGCACCGCCTTGGCGTTGTCGCGTTCCCGCTGCGCCTCATCGAGCCATTTGCTGATTTGACCAAGTGATGCCGTTTGTGCAGCTTTGCCAGCCTTAACCTCAATAATAATCTTCGGTTCACGCATTAAGACAACATCACCCTGGTCATTGGCACCACTAAGTGCAATGCGTTCGGCATCGGTGAAGCCTTGCGCCCACGCGTGACGCACCACGGCGGTTTCAGCAGCGGTGCCTTTATTCTTGGAAGGGTTAGCCATCCGATTTGACTTCACCCAAGGCTTCAACACACTCGCGCAATAGTTCCGCCAAGTGTGGTTCGCCTTGCAGTTGTTCAAACTCTGCCTGCAACATGCATCGTTGAACTAATGAAACGTTGGTCATGCGAAACACCACCTCACTGAGT